GCTGTGAAGGCTGTATATGACCTTGCCAATGGAAAACAACCTGCCGACGCCACACTGACCGCACTGGCAGGCCTTGCCACTGCGGCAGACAAACTACCGTATTTTACAGGGAATGATACAGCCAGCCTGACAACCCTGACTAATGTTGGACGGGATATTCTGGCTAAAACAAGCAAACAGGAGGTTATTCGTTATCTTGGTTTGGGAGATACAAGCGGATACGTGGGACGCCGGCTGAGTACCCGGGCTTTCGCGTCATCAGGTACGTATACCCCATCACCAGAAACAAAACGGATCAGGGTCACAATAACGGGCGGCGGTGGCGGAGGGGGCGGCTGCAAGGCTACATCCAATAATGAAACGTTTTTCGGTGCTGGCGGTGGGGCCGGTGGAACAATAATTTCAATAATGACCCCGACACAGAATAGTTATCCAGTCACTATCGGCGCAGGTGGGGCCGGTGGTGTTAGTGCAACGAACGGCACCAGGGGCGGGAATAGCGTATTCGCATCGTTAATTGCTCCTGGTGGCGAAGGTGGCGGGAAAGTGGGTGTTACAAACACAAACGGCGGTAACGGAGGTGTGCCGAGTACTGGCGATATCCGCATCACTGGTGGAGATGGAGGCGACGGTCAGTCCGGAAATATCGGCGTCAGCGGTGAAGGCGGAACATCGTACTGGGGTGGCGGTGGACGCGCAGGCGCTGGCGGTGGCGTTAGAGGCAGGGCATTTGGTTCAGGCGGAGGTGGTGCATACGATGCAGGTTATAGCGGAACCAGTATGACGGGCGGGAAAGGTGCTGATGGGGTTTGTATTATCGAGGAGTTTGCATAATGAATGCGTCATATGCAGTTATTGAAAATGGGATGGTTGTGAATGTCATTGTCTGGGATGGCGAGGATGAATTCACTGTGCCGGATAATCTGCAGCTCATTAATATTTCTGATATCAGTGAGCAGCCCGGAATCGGCTGGGCGTATTCAGACGGGGTATTTACTGCACCACCCACTCCGGAACGTTCTCATGATGAACTGGTAGCTGACGCTGAACAGAAAAAACAGTCGTTGATAGACGCAGCAATGGTCAATATCAGCGTGATTCAGTTAAAGCTGCAGGCCGGGCGCAAACTGACGCAAGAGGAAACTACCCGACTTAACGTTGTGCTGGATTATATCGAGGCTGTGACGGCAACAGATACCAGCACCGCACCTGATATTATTTGGCCTGTTTTCCCTGCAAGCAGATAAATACCGTCATTTTGTGTGAATAACGGTACAACTGCGCTTAGCTGCTTGTCAGACACAATCACTTCAACATAGGGCGAAGCCTAATCCAATCAGGAGGTTCGCCACTATGGCTCAGGATTACCACCACGGAGTGCGCGTTGTTGAAGTCAACGAAGGCACTCGATCCATTACCACGGTGAGCACCGCCATCGTGGGCATGGTCTGCACGGGCGATGATGCCGATGCAAAAATGTTCCCTCTTAATAAACCCGTGCTAATCACTGATGTGCTTACTGCCAGCGGTAAGGCGGGTGAATCCGGTACGCTGGCCCGCTCGCTGGATGCCATCGCTGACCAGGCAAAACCCGTGACCGTTGTTGTGCGTGTGCCGCAGGGTGAAACGGAAGAAGAAACCACGACCAATATCATCGGCGCAGTGACTGCTGAAGGTAAAAAAACTGGTATGAAAGCCCTGTTATCTGCCCAGTCACAGCTCGGTGTTAAACCGCGCATCCTCGGCGTGCCGGGGCACGATAATAAAGCCGTTGCTACTGAGTTGCTGGGTGTGGCGCAAAGCCTGCGTGGGTTTGCTTACCTGTCAGCGTATGGCTGCAAGACGGTGCAGGAGGCGATCACTTACCGTGAAAACTTCAGTCAGCGTGAAGGGATGCTGATTTGGCCTGACTTTACTGGCTGGGACACGGTGCTGAATGCCGACGCAACGGCATATGCCACCGCCCGTGCGCTTGGTCTGCGTGCCAAAATTGATGAGCAGACAGGGTGGCACAAAAGCCTGTCCAATGTGGGCGTGAACGGTGTCACCGGAATTTCTGCTGATGTGTTCTGGGATCTGCAGGACCCGGCAACTGATGCAGGTCTGCTGAACCAGAACGACGTCACCACGCTTGTGCGTAAAGACGGTTTCCGCTTCTGGGGTTCCCGCTGCCTGAGTGATGACCCACTCTTTGCCTTCGAAAACTACACCCGCACGGCGCAGGTGCTGATGGACACGATGGCAGAAGCGCCAATGTGGGCTGTCGACAAACCGCTGAATCCGTCGCTGGCCCGCGACATTATCGAAGGTATCCGCGCCAAAATGCGCAGCCTGATCAGTCAGGGCTATCTCATTGGTGGCGATTGCTGGCTGGATGAGTCGGTGAACGACAAAGACACTCTGAAAGCTGGAAAACTCACCATCGACTACGACTACACACCAGTGCCGCCACTTGAAAACCTGATGCTGCGTCAGCGCATCACCGATCAGTACCTGGTGAATTTCTCCAGCCAGGTCAGCGCGTAAGGGGACAACATGGCTTTACCACGCAAATTAAAACACCTGAACCTGTTTAATGACGGGAACAACTGGCAGGGGATCGTTGAGTCGCTGACGCTGCCGAAATTCACCCGCAAATATGAGAAGTATCGCGGCGGCGGAATGCCGGGTGCAGTGGATGTTGATCTGGGGCTGGATGACGGCGCACTGGATACGGAATTTTCCATTGGTGGTACTGAACTGCTGCTGTTTAAGCAGATGGGCAAAGCCACGGTGGATGGTATCCAGTTGCGCTTTACCGGCTCTATCCAGCGTGACGATACCGGGGAAGTGCAGGCCGTGGAGCTTGTGGTGCGCGGACGTCACAAAGAAGTGGATTCCGGTGAGTGGAAGACGGGCGAAAGCAACACCACCAAAGTGACCAGTACCAACAGCTACGCGAAGCTGACTATCAATGGTGAGGTGCTCTATGAAGTGGACCTTATCAACATGGTGGAAATTGTGGACGGTGTGGACCTGATGGAAGCGCACCGCAACGCCCTCGGCCTCTGATGTATCTGAACGGCGCGGGATTCCGCGCCAGAACCCAATTTACAGGACAACAAAATGAGCGATAAGCAGACTGAAAAGACTATTCAACTGGATACCCCTATCAAGCGCGGTAAAACGGAAATCACCGAAATTGTGCTGCGTAAACCGCAGTCTGGTGCACTGCGCGGTACACGCCTGCAGGCCATTATGGATATGGATGTGAACGCGATGATGACCGTGATCCCCCGCATCTCCAGCCCGGCACTGACTGCACAGGAAATTGCAGAGATGGACCCGGCAGATCTCACCGCTATGTCGGTTGAGGTTGTCACTTTTTTGTTGAAGAAGTCGGTGCTTGCCGGTTTACCGACAGCCTGACGGTTGACGATCTGGTGGCTGATATCGCCACCATCTTTCACTGGCCGCCATCCGTTACTGACGTTATGCCGCTGACCGAAGTGCTGGAATGGCGGTATAAAGCGATTCAGAGAAGCGGGGCTAACGATGAGTGATAATAACCTGCGCCTGCAGGTCATTCTTAATGCGGTTGACAAACTCACCCGCCCATTCCGTGCTGCACAGGCCAGTTCGAAAGAGCTGGCTGGCGCAATCAGAAACTCCCGTGACGCATTAAAGCAACTCAATCAGGCGGGTAACAGCCTGGAAAAATTTCGCAAGCTGCAGGCCGATAACAAAAAGTTAGGCGACAGGCTGAACTATGCCAGACAGAAGGCAAATTTGCTTAGTTCTGAGCTGGAAGCGATGGAACAACCATCACAACGGCACCTTGTGGCTTTAGGTCGGCAAACGCTGGCAGTCCAACGCCTGGAAGAACAACAAAAATATTTGCAGAAGCAAACGGCGCTTGTGCGTGCAGAACTGTACCGGGCGGGAATTTCTGCGAAAGATGATGCGGGAGCAACTGCCCGTTTAGCCCGTGAAACATCACGTTATAACCAGGAACTGTCGAAACAGGAGGCGCGGCTGAAGCGACTGGGGGAAGCTCAGCGCAGGATGAATGCAGCGCGTGCCAGTTATGCCCGTTCGCTGGAGGTGCGCGATCGCATCGCAGGAACCGGAGCCACCACCACGGCGGCAGGGCTGGCAATGGGGACGCCAGTGATGGCGGCAGTAAAAAGCTATACCAGCATGGAAGATGCCATGAAAGGTGTGGCAAAGCAGGTCAATGGTCTGCGTGACGATAATGGCAACCGCACTGCACGTTTTTATGAAATGCAGGATGCCATCAAAGCTGCCAGCGAACAGTTGCCGATGGAAAACGGTGCGGTGGACTTCGCTGCACTGGTTGAAGGTGGTGCGCGTATGAACGTTGCAAACCCTGACGACAGCTGGGAGGACCAGAAACGTGACCTGCTGGCCTTCGCCAGTACGGCAGCAAAGGCGGCAACAGCCTTTGAGCTGCCAGCGGATGAACTGTCAGAAAGTCTGGGGAAAATCGCCCAGCTCTACAAAATCCCTACCCGCAATATTGAACAGCTCGGTGATGCGCTGAACTATCTGGATGATAACGCCATGTCGAAAGGGGCAGACATCATTGATGTCATGCAACGCCTGGGCGGTGTGGCTGATCGTCTGGATTATCGTAAAGCGGCGGCGCTGGGTTCCACCTTCCTGACACTGGGCGCTGCGCCAGAGGTTGCAGCCAGTGCAGCAAACGCGATGGTGCGTGAATTGTCCATTGCCACCATGCAGAGCAAGAGTTTCTTTGAAGGGATGAATCTGCTGAAACTCAATCCTGAAGTGATTGAAAAGCAGATGACGAAGGATGCGATGGGAACCATCCAGCGCGTGCTGGAGAAGGTGAACGCGCTGCCGCAGGATAAGCGCCTGTCTGCCATGACCATGTTGTTTGGTAAAGAGTTTGGCGATGACGCGGCGAAACTGGCAAACAACCTGCCGGAACTGCAGCGCCAGCTAAAACTGACAGCGGGCAATGATGCGCTCGGTTCCATGCAGAAAGAATCCGACATCAACAAAGACTCACTTTCTGCTCAGTGGTTGCTGGTCAAAACCGGAGCGCAGAACACCTTCAGCAGCCTGGGCGAAACGCTGCGCCAGCCGCTGATGGATATTCTGTTCACGGTGAAAAGCGTCACGGGGGCGTTGCGTCGCTGGGTGGAAGCTAACCCGGAACTGACGAGCACACTGATGAAAGCGGCGGCTGTTGTGGCTGCGGTTACCGTGGGCCTCGGCACCTTAGCGGTGGTGTTAGCTGCAGTGCTGGGGCCGCTGGCAGTGATCCGTCTGGGGTTCTCTGTGCTGGGTATCAAAACGTTACCTTCCGTTACGGCAGCAGTAACTCGAACCAGCAGCGCGTTGTCCTGGCTGGCTGGCGCACCACTGGCACTGCTGCGACGCGGGCTTGCTTCATCGGGCCACGCTGCGGGTTTACTTACTGCGCCGTTGTCGTCTTTGCGCCGCACGGCATCACTGACGGGAAATGTCCTGAAAACTGTAGCAGGTGCGCCGGTTGCACTTTTGCGGTCTGGATTATCCGGTTTACGTGCTGTTGCTGTGATGTTTATGAATCCTCTGGCGGTACTGCGTGGTGGACTGGCCGCCGCAGGCACGGTGCTGCGAGTACTGGCATCTGGTCCACTGGCGATGCTGCGCGTTGCCCTGTATGCCGTATCTGGTCTGTTAGGTGCTCTGCTCAGTCCGATAGGTCTTGTGGTTACTGCACTGGCGGGCGTGGCGCTGGTTGTCTGGAAATACTGGCAACCCATCACCGCATTTCTTGGTGGCGTGGTGGAAGGATTCAAAGCGGCGGCAGGTCCCGTCAGTGCAGCATTCGAACCGCTTAAGCCCGTGTTCCAGTGGATTGGCGACAAAGTACAGGCGCTGTGGGGCTGGTTTACTGATCTGCTGACGCCCGTTAAGTCAACCTCTGCCGAACTGCAGAGTGCAGCGGCAATGGGGCGGCGATTCGGGGAGGCACTGGCGGAAGGGCTGAATATGGTCATGCATCCGCTGGACTCCCTGAAATCCGGCGTTTCCTGGTTGCTGGAGAAACTCGGCGTTGTCAGTAAAGAGGCCGCAAAGGCGAAACTACCGGAAAGTGTGACGCGTCAGCAACCTGCGACGGTGAATACAAACGGTAAAGTGATGATGCCATCGGGTGGTTTTCCGTCATGGGGATATGGCTTTGCGGGGATGTATGACAGCGGCGGCTATATCCCGCGCGGGCAGTTTGGCATCGTCGGTGAAAACGGGCCGGAAATTGTTAACGGCCCGGCAAATGTGACCAGCCGGAGAAATACAGCTGCACTGGCTGCCGTTGTTGCCGGAATGATGGGCGTTGCTGCCGCGCCTGCAGAGCTTCCACCGTTGCATCCTTTGGCACTTCCCGCGAAAGGCGGCGAAGCGATGGTGAGTCGTGCAGCCACTGTGCCGCCCGTTTACAGGATTGAGGCACCGACGCAGATCATCATTCAGATGCAGCCAGGACAAAGTGCGCAGGATATTGCGCGGGAGGTGGCACGCCAGCTTGATGAACGTGAACGCAGGCTGAAGGCAAAAGCCAGGAGTAACTACAGCGATCAGGGGGGATACGACGCATGATGATGGTGCTGGGATTGTACGTGTTTATGCTGCGCACCGTTCCGTATCAGGAACTGCAGTATCAACGCAGCTGGCGACATGCGGCAAACAGCCGGGTAAACCGTCGTCCGTCCACGCAGTTTCTGGGACCGGACAACGACATGCTGACGCTTTCTGGTGTTCTTATGCCGGAGATAACGGGCGGCAGGCTGTCGTTGCTGGCTCTGGAGCAGATGGCAGAACAGGGAAAAGCATGGCCCCTGATTGAAGGCAGCGGCACGATTTACGGCATGTATGTGATTGAGGGACTGAATCTGACTAAAACGGAGTTTTTCCGCGACGGTATGCCGCGGCGGATTGAGTTCACCCTGTCGCTCAAACGGGTGGATGAATCCCTGTCCGATATGTTCGGTGATCTCAGTACGCAACTGAATAATCTGCAGGACACGGCAACATCTGCCTTAAGTGATATCAGTAAAACGGTGGGAGGGCTGCTGTCGTGAATTTCAGCTCTGAACTGCTTAACAAAGGCAACAAAACTCCCGCATTCAGCATCAGTATTGAGGGCAGGGATATCACCACTGTGCTGGATAACCGCCTGATGAGGCTGACGCTGACGGATAACCGGGGCTTTGAAGCGGACCAGCTTGATCTGGAGCTGGACGACGCCGATGGAAAAATAGCGCTGCCGCGCCGTGGTGCGGTCATTACGCTGGCGCTGGGCTGGAAGGGGCAGCCGCTTTTCCCGAAAGGGGCATTCACGGTGGACGAGATTGAACACACTGGCGCACCGGACCGCCTGACTATCCGGGCGCGAAGTGCTGATTTTCGTGAAACGCTGAATACCCGCCGTGAAAAGTCGTGGCACAAGACCACTGTCGGGGAAGTGGTCAAGGAAATAGCCGCGCGTCACAAGCTGAAGATGGCACTGGGTAATGACCTGTCGGATAAGCCCGTGGAACATATAGACCAGACTAATGAGAGTGACGGCAGTTTTCTGATGCGGCTGGCGCGCCAGTACGGTGCTATTGCGTCGGTGAAAAATGGCAATCTGTTATTCATCCGGCAGGGACAGGGCAAAAGCGCCAGCGGTAAACCACTGCCGGTGATCACTATCACGCGTAAGGACGGCGACAGTCACCGCTTTACCCTGGCAGATCGCGGAGCCTATACGGGCGTAATTGCCAGCTGGTTGCATACCCGCGAACCCGCGAAGAAAGAAAGCACCACGGTGAAGCGTAAGCGCAGGACTAAGAAGCAGAAGAAAGAGCCGGAAGCGAAGCAGGGCGATTACCTGGTGGGTACGGATGAAAACGTGCTGGTACTTAATCGCACTTATGCCAACCGGAGCAACGCCGAACGAGCGGCGAAAATGCAGTGGGAACGTCTGCAACGCGGTGTTGCGGCATTCTTGCTACAACTGGCGGAAGGGCGGGCAGATCTCTACACGGAAATGCCAGTGAAAGTCAGTGGCTTTAAACAGCCGATAGATGATGCGGAATGGACCATTACCACCCTGACACATACCGTCAGCCCGGATAACGGTTTTACAACCAGCATTGAACTCGAAGTGAGGATAAGTGATCTTGAAATGGAATAATGTGTTCTCAATATTGATATTTTGTGTATCATTGCAATGATTCTGATAGCAAAGGTAGGGATCTGGATATGATGAATTGTCCAAAGTGTGGTCATGCGGCACACACAAGGAGCAGTTTTCAAGTAACTGAAAGCACCAAAGAGCGTTACTGCCAGTGCCAAAATATTAACTGCGGGAGCACTTTTGTTACCCATGAAACAGTGGTCCGGTTTATTGTGACACCCGCACTGATTGCTACTGCTCCTCCACATCCATTGCCAGGTGGTCAGGGGCATATGAATTTCTGAGAAAGAGAACCTGCTACGGCAGGTTTTTATTCATCTGGGATCTCACCCGTTTCAAGAAAATGTATAAAGCCAGGCTCATCTATGATGATCGTGCCTTTCATCCTGGCTGCCGATACTTTCGATGGGCCTGCATTGTAACCGCAACAGAGCATCTGAAGGCTTTGGGTTACAGAGGCTCTTACCGTTAATCCTTGTTCATTCGCCTTATCAACCAATCTTTCTTTATCTGCTTTCTTAAATCCGGTGAAACACACATCGAATGTATTTTTTTTCGGACCAGACTGCTTAGTGAGATGTGAGTAGTTTTCGGGGAGGAATGACGCGCATTCCTGAATGGCTTGTTCTGGTGAATCGTACTGTTTAAGAATGCGGTCTTTTCGGAAGGTTTTTATTCGATCGGTGTTCTTACAAATGCCCTGTATATGATTTTCGCTATAACTGATGCTCTGTATTGAGTGAACACCGATACGACCATTTGCATTGATGTAAACAAAGTGAAGTTCTTCCATGTGAAACCTCTTTGCATGATTTCAAGATGGCGACAGGCAAGATGGACGCAATAGTCTGTCGCCATTTTGCCGCCACTACCAAAGAAAAAGGGGCTACGCTTTCACGTAACCCCTTGATTTATTTGGTGGAGCTGGCGGGAGTTGAACCCGCGTCCGAAATTCCTACATCCTCGGTACTACATGCTTAGTCAGTCTTTACATTCGCTTGCCAGCTGCGGACGGACACGCCACTAACAAACTAGCCTGATTAAGTTTTAACGCTTCAACCCCAGGCAGGGCTTCCACGCGATCTCTTTTGGGTTTGACCTCTCTTGATCCCCGTCCTAAGAGCGGAGGCTAGGGAGAGAGGGCTCTAAGCAGGTTATTAAGCTGCTAAAGCGTAGTTTTCGTCGTTTGCGACTATTTTTTGCGGCTTTTTACGAGGCCAACCGCCCCTCGGCATGCACCTTGGGTTTCGCAAATCCCGTCGAATCCAGAATCAGCCCCAATGTGTAAAGGTAAGTATACCAGATTTATGAGCGCCATGACCAGCCTCAATGGCGTTATCGTTAAAGATTTAGCACCCATGTAGCCTGATTTTTATTCGATTAAGCAATGGGATGGCAACATTTGTGTCGGATGTGATAGCCAATAAGATGTTCATTCGCGCCGCCGGAGAGGGAGGCGCGGTGAGGAACTGGTCAATAATTGGAGTGCAGGTTTAACGGTGGGCGTTTTTCATGATACGTGCTTTATCCACCTGCCATTCGCGTTCTTTGATATCTGAACGTTTATCGTGCTGTTTTTTACCTTTGGCGACGCCGATTTTCACTTTGCACCAGGCATTTTTCCAGTACAGGGAGAGCGCCACTACGGTATAGCCTTCTCGATTGACGCGACCGTACAATGAGTCCAGTTCGCGCTGGTTGAGAAGTAACTTGCGGGTACGGGTAGGATCGCACACCACATGCGTGGAGGCCACGGCCATTGGCGTGATGTTAGCGCCAAACAGAAATGCCTCTCCGTCACGCAGAAGGACGTAGCTGTCGCTGATATTGGCTTTTCCTGCGCGCAGGGATTTAACCTCCCAGCCTTGCAGGGCAAGTCCCGCTTCGAACTCTTCTTCGATAAAGTATTCGTGACGGGCGCGCTTGTTAAGCGCGATGGTCGCTGAACCAGGTTTATGTGCTTTTTTCTTCGTCAT